ATGTTGTCGAAATAAACCGGTACTGCTGGTGCCAGTGCCCCAAATGCAGACAGCAGTGGGTTTTCGACTGCGGCGCGAATAGCTTGGTAGTTCATCAGCCGAATCCTGTACCGGGGGCGTTGCCGTCACGAGGACCTTGGCGGAAACCAATGCGCACGCCGTTGCCCAAGTCACGTTGCATCGCACCTCCGCTTGTATAGGTAACGTACCAGTCCAGTGGGGCGGTGCTGACAGCAAAGCCGGCGCCGCTGCTCACTTGACCACGCCTGGGACCTGTGCGGCGACCTACAGCTACGGGTGTTTTCAGCGGGTCAAGGATATTACCGTCGTCGTCATATTGAGTTTGAAAACGGCCCTCTTCAAGGTCTAATGCTTGTGGTGCGTAATCGGAACCGTTGACAATTTCGTAATAGGTGCCGGAGCGAAAACGTGCTTTTGGTACGTTACGTAAGTCGTATCTATAGATAGTATTTCCAGCTGAACGAGGTCCTCCAGCTTGTTGACCGGGTTCGACGGCATACCATGCGGAAGAAAACTGACCGGAGTAAGCAGGACCTTGTTCGGCCAAACTGTTCATTATTTCCACTGCGGCTAAACGAGCTGAATTTGTAACCAGCTCTTTCATATCGTTAAGTAGGTTTTTGAACTCTCTAGCCATTATTGGGGCCTCGCGATTAGAGAGTGGTAAACCGGGTTATCGCCGCGATAGGTGGTGATGGCGATGATCTTGGCTTCGCGGGTTGCTCCAGCCTGCTGGTACTGGATGCGGTCGGCCTCGGTTGGGTAGTAGGTGCCAAGCTCGCTAACACCGATGATGACCTTGAGGTCAGTTGTTTGATACAGACCTTCAGATTCACGGGGGCTTACGCGAGTGATCACTGCTTTGACCGTGACGGTAATGTCGGATCCAGTGACAGCGCCAGTGGTTGGGTTGTAGGTGCGAGGGGTGCTGGTTTTGATGTACGTGATGTTTTGGCCCCAGTCCGCAAGCAGTGAGGTGGGGATTGGGGAAAAGGTAGTGTCGATTAGGCCCATATCAACCTCGGCGCAGACGGACTGCGTAGTTAGTGGCGCCACCCATGCAATAGGGGCCAAGGTAGGTCTGCAGCCAGGGGTAAAGGTCGAAAACGTTGTTCACCATACCGGGTGTGGTTGAACTGGATTTGTATTTGACCTTCAGTTCGCCCAGTTCCACTTGGTCGTAAAGGCCGGTGGTGCCAGTGCTGCCCGTGATGGAGTCGGTGTCGTTGGCAAAGGCACGAGCCAGTTCGTAAGTGGCGACCTTGATGTCGGTCGGGATTAGCGTGCAGACCAGTTCAAGGCCGTCAACTTCGTAGTTTTCACGCGGCCATTTTAGTGCTTGCGTGGTTGTGCAGCGGTCGCCGTAAAAACTAAGGGCGTCGATCCAGCGCGTCGCGGAAATTAGGGCGCGGTTTTTCTGGTCGGTGGTCTTGTCGGTCCAGGTAGAAGAGTCCGGGACTGTCTCGAAATAGGTGTCGGCAGCTGCAAGCGTCACATACGAGTTGGCCGAAGCCCCGCTCACAGTGGCGTCAATAACAGCGGCCACAGTTAATACATCCTTTGTTTGAGTCTAGCGCCAGCACGTTGTTTTCTTTGTTTTGCAGGTGGGGTAAGCATTGTTGAGTGATAGACAGTAGCGTCAGTCATTTCCAGTTCGGCTTGGGCTTCTAGGTGCTGGCCGTAAGGAACATCGATAAAGCTACGAGAGTTATCCTGTAGTACGAAGAGACGCACTGTACTCATGCCTGCTCGCAAAGCTGCTGACAGCCTAGAAGTAAAGGAAAAAGCTGCACCATCCGCCTTGCCCGGTAATGCCGTGCGGTCGCTAGAGCCTGTGGCAGAAGCAATCCGGGAAATGTTTGCTGCTGGTAAAGATGCCGAGACAATCCAGCAGGAACTTGCGGTAAGTCCGCATGTGTTTCGTGAGTTGCTCAGTCACTCGTACAAAATGGTGGGTCGTGCTCCAGAGATTTTTGAGTATCAGGAGCGCGTGCGAGTTGGTGAGCTTGCGGGTTGAGTAGATAAAAAAAGGCCCCCGGTTGTGGGGGCCTTTGTAGTGCTGTACTGATGAATCAGTAAGCGGTGGTATCGAAAGGTGTGTTTACCAGCAGGCGGCACAGGGGCACTTGCTTGGCAGCGCTGTAGACCAGGCTCCAGCTAGCGGTGTCGGCCAGGTTGCCGGTGGTGGCAGCGTTGGTGGGGTTGTCACCAGCCACGTTCCACTTGGTGCCGGTCACGTGATAACCGTAGTGGTAATCAACGGCCAGGATGTCCTGCATGGACAGGATGTTCCGGTCTGCACCGAGGCGCAGATCCTGCTGAATACCTTCGGAAACAACTCCGCTCTGGAACAGATAGACCGGATACTTCACCGCGTGGGTGGAAGTACCGCCGGTCAGGTAGGTCAGCTGGTCGTCGATCACCACGCGGAGACCGGCGAATGTGGCCACTTCGGTTTGGGTCACGCCCACACCGCCGCCACCCCACACAACGGCACCACCTGTAGACAGCGCAGAAGTGCTGAAGGTCAGCATCCCGATTTGCTGCAGGTAGTACGCAACGTTGGAGTGCATTGCGATGGCGTCGAGATTGTCGCCGCGCTCACCCAATTTGGCCTTCGCGGCCACAACGTTTGCAACGTTGATAAAGTTGGCCTCGGTCATTGAACCGGGGACACCAGCAAACGTTTTGTTGGTTTGGTTGGCACCAAGTACACCAGCACCGCTGATTCCGCCGAACAGACCCAGCAGTTGGGCGTTCAAAGTAGCGGTCTTAAGTTTGTTAATTGCAGCGGTAAGTTGGTTGCGAACGTGGCTTAAAGGGTCAGCTCCAGAGCCGAGCTTGCTCAGGTCGTCTGCCGCGTAAGCGAAGCCGCGATGAAGAATCGTCATAATCTGCTCGTCGGCAGTGACGTTCTGGGCGGTCAGATAACCCAGGCCACCGTTCCAGCTGGAAGTGGAAAGGATCTGGGTTTCAGTTGGGGCGATGGGGTCGAAGAAAGGAACGCGCACGCGGGTGCCGCCAGCGCGGGCATCCAGGGCGGCGTTGCGCTGGATGATGCCGCTTTGAACCCACTTCGACTGCTCGAAGATTCCTTCAGCCGTGTATTGAAGGAATTCTGGGCGAGTAACAAGGTTCGAAAGAAACGTTCCAGCAAAGTTGCTGTTAGAGGCAGACATTGGGTAGCTCCAGTGGAGTCATGGTTGGGGAGGTTGCCCCACAGGGGCTAGATTCCGGCCTCTGCTTTAAGCAGCCTGGCTTTGTCGGGGTCGCTGTTCAACATCATCATTTGCTGAGTGACGTTCCAGCTGTCCTTAGACCAGGGGTTGGTTTGGCCGGGGAGGGCGGTCGGACGGGCACTACCCGTTACGCCCATGCCGGCGCGGTTCGTGGCGGCAAAATGATGCTCGTAACCGCTGCCGGGGTTTTTAAGGTTGGCGATATACTCGCCGATCGGAATTTCCACGCCGCCGACATAAGCCACAGGCTGTCCTTCTTTGGCGCGAAGATTCTCCTGCACTAAACGATACAGCTGATCCGGTGCTAGTGCACCAGCAGAAGAGAGTTGGCCAAGTGCACTGGCGCGTAGTTGCTCTTGGGTGTAGCCCTGTTTGATTTGCTCTACTTCGGATTCTTTGGTCGCAAGTTGTTGTTTAAGTTGGGCAACTGTTTCTTGCGCTTGCTCCCAGAGAGTTTTGAACTCGCCAGACTCGGCCAGTTTTGTTGTGTTGGCCGCTTCTTGGGCTACACGTAGGTCTTCCAGCTGCTTTTGCAGGGTTTCGCGGTTTTCGCGGTCCTTGCGGCGTTCGGCGATCAATTCTTGGTTCTTCGCACGAAGCGCTTCGAGTTGGGCGGCCAGATCGGAGCTTTCAACCACAGGTTGAGGGGCAGCAGACTCCACAGGAGTGACTGCTGCTTGCTGTTCTTCGGGCACGGTTGTGTATTACTTGGACATTTCTAGATTAGCAGTTAAGAATTATCGGTTTCATCCATACTGTCGCTGGAGCCGGGTTCTTCTTCGATTTCGGCTTCTTCAGTAATGTCGGTGGCTAGTTTTCCGGCGGCTTCCATTTCGTCTTCGATGTTGATGTTATCGGGGAGGATTTCGCCGCGGCGTAGGACTTCCAGCAACATGGAGTCGCTGATTTTGCCCATCTGGTTGAGTTGTGCCAGGACGGATACGTCTTGGCCGATCAGGCGGTAGTAGTCGAAGTCGCGGTCGATGGTGATTTCCGGGGGTTCCATGCCGACGTATTGGGCGGCAAAGGTAAAAGCTTGGTTGAGGGCGCTTTCCAGTTCTTGGCTGATGATCGAAAGGACGCTGTTGCTTTGGGCTTGGTCGATGCGTTTTGCCTCGGCGGATTCGGCGACAAACTTTTGGCCAAAAAGTTTGGTCACGCCAAGCGTGGACATCTGGCCTTCCAGGGATTGGAGTTCGGCCATTTGGGCGTCGAAGCTGGTGGCGTCGGCTTGCACGTAGTAAGCCTTGTTGCCTGGTTGCATGGCGATGGCATAGTTAACGCCCATCGTTGCGGAACCGGTTGTGTCGTCCCAGCCCTCTAGGACGAGGGTGGGCATTGCTGCGATGTGCAGCGCGTGGATTAGGTCCGCTTGGCGTTGGTAGTGCGTGATGTTGAGGTTGGCGATGTCCAGCAGTGGGGGCTGGGATACAAGCAGGCCGCGGCGGTTGCTGTAGATGGGTACCAGCGGGATTTCGTCAAGGCTGTAGCCGCCGGTGGCGGTGAACTCCACCAGTTCTTGGCCGAGGGTGTAGAGGTCGTAGCGGCCGGGGTAGATGACCCGCATTTCCTCGACTTGTTCTTCGCCGAATTCGTTCAGTGGGCGAACGTCGTAGTCGTGGATGCGGACTTGTAGTAGGCGGTTGGTGCCGGGTTCTTTGCGCCAGCCCCAGATTTGGGGGGCGTCGACGTGCACGAAGTAGGGGCGGCGGCCCATTGCGCGTTCTTCTGCAAGATTTCGCGCTCCCATTGCTGCGGGGTAGTCCACCAAGATGGCGCTGTGGCCGTAGGTAAGGCTGCTGACGAGGGCGCGGCGGGCGTATTCATTGATGTTGGAGCCGAGGCCGTCGATGTTTTGGGCGATCTCCAGCCAGTAGGGGTCGCCTTCAATGTGGATGGGCTTGCGCAGGATCGCGCCAGCGGCGGTTTCGATTAGGCGGCTGGTGTAAGGGCTAAGGACGCTGCGGTCGACGCGGGTTTCGTAGGCGTCGTCGTCTTCGCGGGGTTCTTGCGGGAGATATGTCTCGCTCATGTCCCGGATGTAGTTGGTGCCGCGGGTGACGGCAGCCATTACGCTCCAGTCCGGCATCATGCCGATGACTTCGAGGCTGCGGACGAAGGGGGATTCGCTGACTACAGCTCCAGTTGGGGGCACGTTGGCGCTGTAGACCACGGCTAGGCTCCTACTTTGTACCTATTTTGGCACTTAATCATCGTCGTCTTCCTCGTCGTCGGGGTCAGTGATAGGTACCAGCACTTCGATGCCTTGGGTCAACATTGTGACGAAACCGCCGATTATTTCGGGGTTTTGAGGTGTTTTGAATACGAAGGTGGCGTGGGTGAGGCCGTCCTCGGCATCAATTTCGATGTGGACGCAGCCGCCGTTTACCGTTTGGATGGCCATTAGCGACTAATTTCCTCCCAGTCCATCGATGCGTGTACGTTAGACGTGGAAACACTTGCTGTTACTGCAAGTGTTAGCTCGTAAGGTGTTGCGCTAAGGCCGTCGCGTTCCAGCTGAAATTTGAATAGAGCTTCTTTAAGAATGTCTACGGATGAGGTGCTTTGGTTGGTGGAGCTGAAATAACCTTGGGCCATGATGCGGCCTCCGGTTGTAGCGGTGCCGGTTAAGTTGTATTCCACGCTGGATTCGCTTCCGGCGCTTGTCCAAGTGCCTCCGGTAGTTGTGGCGGCTGCGATTACTCGCCAGTTGTAGTTGGCGTTGGCTGTGGCAGCCATTACAGATAGGGCGGTAAGAATAACAATTGCGTCTAAAGTTGTTGATTTAAGGCGTAAAGAAATGATGGGGTAGTAAGTTCCAGCTGTTGTAAGTACGTGGGGTGCGGTTATGGTTGTGCCGATGGCTTGTTGGAGGCCGCGTAGTTCGTAACCGCCTTCGGAAAGGACCGTGGAGCAGACTTGTTTTAGGGTGCTGGCGCTAGCAGTGGCGGCGGTATTGGTGATCTCGTAGCGGAGGGGAAGTGAGGCGGTTGTGATATAGGTAGAGGTGATGATGTTGGCGTGGTGGAAAGAATGGCAGTGGATGAATTTACCGTTGATAACAAAGCCCATGCGGACTGTGCCAAGGCCCAGCCACTCGATATCCATCCACAAGATTTGGGCTTTGGTGAGATCTAGGGTGAGATTGGAGGGACCGGTGCCGTTAAGAGGGTCAATGTTCCAGTCGGATTGGGCGACACGGGTTTCGACGAGGGAACCGGTGGAAGAGCTACGTTCGACGAAGGACAGGGTTGTGTTGTTTAGCTCTACGTACATGCCGTTGGTGGCGCCGTAGTAACCGACTCGTTGGCGGAGATTTGTTTTGGCGGGGTTAAAAGTAAAGGTGGACATCACCAGCAGGGATTTGCCTGGCTGGTAAGAGAAGCACTTGGTGGTTTCGCGGATGACTGATGAGCCGGAAGCGGTGGTTACGGCAAGGTTGATGAGGCCGGCGCTGGCGTCAAAAGTGGTTGTGCCGCCGCTTGCAGTGGAGGTGCTCCAGAGCCCGTTGTCGTGGTAACGGTGGCTGGAGTCGAAAAGGGTGAGGGGGTTAGATACACGGACACGGCCGAAGGCGTCGGTTGCTCCAGCAGAAGTGGTGGCGCCTCCTGTAGAAGTGCCGAAAGGGTAGGGAGTGGTGATGGAGCTGGTGTGACGTAGATACATCGGCGGCCTCGGTATAAAGAAATGAGGCTATTTTTTGGGTTTTTCGCCGCTGCCGGCTGCGATGCGCTTGCGTTTTGCAGCGATGTTGCTGTAAAGGCCGCGTTTTGCCATTACTTTTTGCCCTTTTTCTTGGGTTTGGCCATGCCGGCTTCGCTCATGGCGATGGCGATGGCCTGTTTGCGGGATTTCACCACGGGGCCTTTTTTGCTGCCCGAGTGCAGTTCGCCCTTGCCGTACTCGCGCATAACCTTGGCGACCTTTTTTTGGGCTTTTGTTGGTTTTTTGGCCACTATTTTTCCGCTGTTACCACACACGATAGGAGGTTTTGCCCAGGCTTTCTGGTTTGGCGAGGTTGAAGGTTTGGAGGCATAGGTAGCCCAGTGCGTCGAAGGCGTGGTCGACGCCTAGGTTTTTGTTGGGTAGGCCCGTTCCAGGTGCGTAGGTGAGGGTGCGGAGGGACTTGATTAGTTCTTTGCACTTGGGGTTGATGAAGAGGCGGCGGGTTCCAGATGCGTCCAGTAGGGCGGTGTTGACGCAGGTGATCTTGTCGCGGATTTTCCAGGGGTTGCGGGGGCTGGATACGGTGAAGCCGGATTTGCGCAGGATGTTGTGGTCGGTGGCGCCAACGCCGCTGGTTTTGCGGGCGCCGCCTGTTGGGTCGGGGCAGGCGATGATGCGGCGTTCCACGCCGTAGCGGGATTGGATTTCTTCGCAGAGGTCCCAGGTGGTGGCGCCCCCGGTCATGATGATTTCGTCGAAGACCCAGAGCACGTCGCCTTTTTTCACCGCGCAGACCGCGCTCATTGGGTCCACGTTGAAGTCCACCCCAAGCAAGAGGGGTAGAACGGGTAGGTCTTGGACGGTTTTGTCGATGTTGTCGTCCGAGAAGCTGACCGCGACAAGGCCGCTCAGGTTTTCGAAGCTGGCTTCGAATTCTTGGCGAAAGGTGCGTGGGTCGAGTTGGGCGCGGGCA